GTGCGTACTTCAATAATAAACTTTTTTTCAGCCATTTTTCTTCTTCATATCTTCAGATTGCAATGCATTAAATTCTTCATCTATAGCTGAAAAGATGACTAAGCGATGATAATCTGCGTTATCTATCGTTGTAGCCAGTGGTAAGTTAAATCTCTTCATAGCCATATACTCCTCAAGCGCAAATACAGTCTCAGGTGTTAGAAAGTACGTAGAGTCAGCACAAAATACCAATGAGTAATATAACGCAGCACCAAGCGTAAATTTTCCATCACTATCTTGTTCTACGATACGACCAATCTCTTTCCATAGTTCATCTTCTGTATAGGTGATGGTTTTCTTGAGCGTAGGAGACTGCGCAGTGTATGGAAAAGCTAAGTTGCGTGTGGGTTGGTTTTTATAACTCATCCACACGGCAACTCGGTGCATAATTACTTTTTTTTGTTTGGTTCTTTGTATGCGTTATAAATAGCCATTAAGACACTATCGATTGCATTATCATCTAGTTTACCTAATTGCTTTTCTGGATCGGTAAATGAATGATTTAATATCCAATCTAGTACAGTAAAAAATTTGGATGTGTCTATCTCGCCTTCTTTTGTAATAGCACCTACTTCAAGTTTATGCAATTCTCTGCGTGACTTGAAACTAATGTCAGGTACATCAAATGTACCATAATCTGTTTTTACTTTCATGTTTCATCCTAAGATGAAAACGGCGTGTATTAAGCGATCGTGATTGAAATTATATTTCCTGCTTCGTTAGCTCCAAAAGCTCTAAAAGGTATTGTCTGCAATAAGAAATCACTTACTTCAGGCTTTGAATTATCAATCATTACATCTGGTAATGATATAGTTAAATCACTTGCTTCTGCAATTGAAAGCGCAATGCCTGTACTATCTCCTTTGATATGAGCTATTAAGTCATGTATAGAGTCATCACGTTTTGCAGTAATAGAACCTGTGACTTCATAAGGACCTGTTTGCACGTAACCAAATGGCTTATAATCAGTTGTATTCTGATGATGTACTCTTGCAAGTGGTCTTGATATAGTGATTTCAAAGTTATTCAATACTAATGGTTCAGCATCTAATGTAGAGGCACTTAAATCAAAAATATTTTTTGGTGCAGCTTCATCTACAGTAGTTGAAGATGGTGTAAGAGCAGTTTCAGTAGGTTGATAGGCGCTAATAAAGGTAGTTTCTACTACCATTTCACCACCATTTGTGCCTACATCTTCTCGGATAACCATTTGAGTAGCCATACATCCTGCCATAACCACATCATCATTTGGAGTAGATTCTGAAGAATCAGAACCTGCATTAGCAAATAAAAGCGTAACTTGATTTGCGTTGGAAACACCATCTTTCATTGAGCCAGTGTTACTTGCACTAGTAAGTTCGGATGCACTTGCTCCATCACCAAAAAGAGCTAAACAGCTTTTTAATACTGCTGTTGGAGTTCCTCGCATTGTTAAAGTAACTTCATAAATTTGTGTGTCTGGTCTATGATGTCCTTGTGATTCTACTTGACCATAAATACCACTGCGTGATGGTGCAACATCAATTGGTGCGCTTGCATGTTCAATGTTGTAATCCACTACTTGTAATTCGTTCCATGTATCATCTGCTGCGTGTGCAGTACCTAATGCTTTAGCACCACTGCCCATAATTACCTTTATGTCACCTCTCGGTTGAAAATTAGTTGCCATTACTTATCTTCCTTTTTTGCTTTTTTTGGTTCTGCGCTTTCTAGATACTTTTCAAGTGGTTTAGGCACAGATGTGATTTCTACTGATTCGCCATTTATAAGACGATTATGTTTTGCAGGACTATCAAATCCATTAAAGTTTTCACTATCTTTCAAGTCAAAATATGATTTCTTTGCTTTGTAAATCATCCTATTATCTCCATTGCTGATACTACAGCAGTCATATTAGCGCGTAATAAGTCTGTATTATCATCATCACGCTCATATATAGTGTTGTCGATGACAGCATTGTAAAATTGCCTTGTACCTGACACACTATAGTTTCTGTTATTGTAAATAAGTCTTTTCATACGCTCCGCTACTAACGATACCTGCCTAAAACTCTCCTTTGTGTAATTACCTGCGAAATCCACTTGGTAACTGATAAGGATTGTATAATCTCGCACCATTCCTGTATTAATTTGCTCGTTAAGATCATCTGACACAGGCTGTAATAAAAAACTTTGATTAGATTGATGTTCATCGTAAAAAATCTGAATCCCAAATTCATCAGCAATGATACTATGTAAATTATCAATGACTCGTTCATAGATGACATTGTTAAATGATATAGCCATTATCTATAAATCTGTCCACTGCGCACAGTTCCTATTTGAATTTCATCGGATTGAAAGGTTACGCTCCATTCATCATTTAATGTATAAACGCCTGCTTGAAAGCGTATTGATGCGCCATATGCTAGTGGTTGATAGTCACCATTCATTACTTCTGCATCTACAGATTTATGTCTTTTTAGTCCTGTATCATCTTTTGTAAATACATCGTACTTCACTGTACTTGCAGTACCAGGTGTGAATGTACCTGCGGTACTAATCACTACTCGTACTTCATCATAATCTGTGCTAGGCGGACCATACATCTTTACATCTTCAATGTAGCCAGTGCTACTGCCGTTTACACTAATCTCACGAATAACGCCAGATTCTGAACGAAAACTAGTTTCATTCCACATCACGTAATCACGTGACTTTAATTTTGTGAGCATACCTTCATCACCTAATACCTGCTCTTGAAGTTCTGCTGCTTTCTCTGGATCTTGGCTACGCACTAAATCTGCGCAGGCTAATAACGCATTGCATCGTATTATAATAAAGTCATATGGTCGATCTGATGCGCCTTGATAATTACTATTACCACGCTTATAGATAGGTCTATTTAAATAACTGCGCATATGATCCGCTTGCTCTTTCACCACGCGGTTTTTTAAATCTTCCCAATCTTGTCCTGCTTCAAATACACTACTATTTAATGCGCTTACTGAACTAGATGCTAGAAAAAAATCAACTGAATCTGTAGACTCAGAATATTTAAACTCATTATCTGCGTTAGGAGTATCACTAACTTTAGTCATTTCTACTCCATCTTTGTATAAATTTTCTATATATCCAGTATTATGTAATCTATAAAGATTTGTAGATGGATTTGTCCAATTTGACATTAGTACACGCTTACGATCATAGCGATCTATATCACTAAGAATTGCCTGTAAATCAGTTGTTATATTGCAGAATGCTGTTAAGTAACTCATGCTTGTGCTATCTCATTAGTTATGCTACTAGTAGGTAAAATGGTGACATTAGGTATATCAGTGCAGATAATTATTGCAATCATTGCTCCTAAAATCACATCCATATCCATTCTCGGATCTTCTAATTGACGTGTTAGCTCTTGTAACTCGTGCATTGTATCAATTAATCTATCTATTTTCTCTGTTTCATCCATATTTCTGTACTATCTCGCAAAACTTCTCTGGAGTACCTTTGCCTTTTGCAGTGTTATAGTATGTTTTCCATTGATTTGCTTGATCTTCTAATGTTTTTGGTAGTTTTTTTGGTATTCTACGTAAGTGTAATCTACAAAAAACTATTTGAGCTGCAAGGTTCGTAGTTAAAATATATTCCCAATCCTTTTCAACTGGCGCAGTAAAATGTGACCAATCTAAATAACATGCCTTTGCAACTTTCTTCATTAGTTCTTCTCGATACTGAAGATAGTTTTCTATTATATCTACCGCTACCCAAGGTTCACATTGATAGACACCACGTGCAGGTCCTTTAATTTGCTCAATATAAATATACTTTGACTCCACTAATCCAATATTATAAATAAACTCTGCTGCTTCAGGAGAATATAAATCTATCTTCTGTAAGACACGTTTAATGAGTTTTTTTATTTGGTCTGGATTGATCATTTGCGCTTCATACCTTTTTTCATTTTCTTCTTTTTAACTTTTACTTTCTTGGACTTCTTCTTCTTTCCATAATGATACGGCATTATCTTGCTCTCCTTACTTTCTTGGCAGTTCTTTTAGAATAACTAGCTTTCTGCTTACCTTGTTTACTAGCAGCTCTTTTAAGCCTATTCTCATATGCCTTTTGTGATTTCGTTAAATTCTTACGTACACTAGCAGGTAAATATCTACCTCGCTTTCTGCGTGGTTTCTTTTCATCACCTTTTGTGACGTAACCCCAATCTTGCTTTGTCCATCTCTTTAAACTTTTTTGTGATTTTTTTAGTGCCATTATTTATATCCACCGCCTGCTTTCTTATATGCTCTTGCTAACATCTGCGCTTTCCTTGCACTCCATTGACCTGCTCTTCCACCTTTATTACCTGCTTTAATTCGATAAAAGATTCGTTTACGTAACGATGGTTTGGTGTAGTTACCTGCTTTATTTACAGATGATTTCTTTCTCATTTGCCCACCTTTCTCATTGCACTAGAATGAGATTGACCAAAGGTTGATCCTTTGCGCATTGCAGATACCATAGATTTAAGATGTTTTGCAGTATGATGTCTTGCATGTCTACGCATTGCAGATACTTGTCGTTTACTTAATCCTGTAACACTAATACCTTTTACTTTCATTACCACTTCACCTTATTTGACCAGAATTTTGCTGAGAACTTATTGGTTGTTCTTCCATGTCTCGCATAGTATGCTCGCCTTCTTGCTTGTTGCGATTTACTTTTTGGATTCTTACCTGCGCCACGTACACCTTGCTGCCCAAATCTAACTATCTTATATCTACCGCCACTAGATGCCATCACTACATGTGACTTTGTTTTGTGACTTGGTGTACGTTTTGGTTTATTCACTCCGCGCAGACCTAATCTACGCATTGTTGCTTTGACTCTTGCAGGTACTGCCATTACTTACCTTTAATTAAACCGATAGTAATAGATTGAATTACTTCTACTAACTCCTTAAACATTTTACCTTCTTTTTCTTCTTTTACAAAAGGTATGTTTATTTTATCATTTAGTAGTTGTGCTAACTTATCTGAAAAAGCATTTGATCCTATATGACCAATTGCTTCATTTTGCATTTTATCAGCTTGTTCTTCCGCTAGTTTTACTAGCATTGATTTTATATCCATTATATGAACCTCATTATTATATTTACTATGATTGGGAATGTGACTAATGCAACACCACCCCAAGTCTGTATTTTAGCGATAGCAATATCGTGCCGATCTACTTTGCCATTTAACTGGCTTAAATGTTTTTCAATTCTATTGAGCGTAGAATAAATATTCTTTAATCGTTCATCATGCCTAGTTAATACTCTGATTAAATCTTGATCATCCATGTCTTCCATTCCCATTCATACGGCTCATAATACCATCCATTCTTGATAGCTGTTTTTCTAAATCACTAATAGCTTCCATTGTCTGTTCATATCGTCTGTCTCGTACAGCATCGCTATCATTCCATCTATTAATTAATTTGATAATCATTCCTTCCATATTATTGATTGACTCTGACTGACCTTTATTCTCTACTTCTAAATTTTTTAAAGACTCCGCTTGAGCTTCTGATTTTTTAGACAAATTCATTACTAAATATATGAGTAGTGCAGCACATACTCCTATCATTCCTGCTTCGCCATATATAGCCATCATATCCATTTACTTCTTCCGCTTTTTCCAACTCATTGGATTTAAATTAATTTTTAATTCTTTTTCATAAAAAGAAATTTTTTCTTCTAATTCTTGCCTCTTCGACTCTTCTTCCATTGTATGCTTTGCCAGTAAATCTTTAATTGTTGTCTCCGCACTAATAAGTTCAGTTTCAAGCCTAGCAATCCGATTTTCCATACGCACACCATAATAGCTAATACCAGCAACAAAACATAATATTTGAAATAGCCACTTAATATTAAGATGTATAGAAAAATTGTCATCGATAACATCAGCGCGATAACTTCTAGCAGTTTTTTCACTCATTTCTTCCTTACTATTTCCCATCTACTATGTGTAAAACACCACATATCTCTATCAAATCGAACATTGTCTGAATAAAAATGCAGTGTAGAATCTTGATCCATTACCTCGACAAATGTATACATAGAGTCGTTTAAATTTGGTTCAAAACCAAACACGGACCAACCATTGGAACAACTACTCGCTATAAACATACTTAATACTAATACTATAAGACGTACTAACAACTTCAAAATCTCCGTTTTCTAATTTCTTAATTACTTTATTCATCTATCTACCACCTGGTTATTTATTATTTTATGAATCATATAGTCGATGCGCCCATGTCCATCTGAATGTCTTTTAGCACATTCAGCAACATAGGCTTTTTCAATAGTTTTAAATGAATCGCTTTTTTGTACGATTTCACCATCTACCATTAAAAAGTAATCTTTGGAGTTTGGATACTGAATTGTTATATAAGATCCATCTACCATTTTAATGATTTTTTCCATATTCGGTTTCGTATTCTTGTGAATAACTACATCGTGACCTTGAGCGCATCTCCTTACAATCATTACTCTGCTTCTTCCTCAGATTTTAATGATTTTCTAAGCATATTAATAAACGCTTCTTTTCCAACAGCTAGTTGATCAGCTATAAACTGATTGCTGTTCTGTTTGTTCTGAATATCGTTTATATGATTTACCATCATCTTTTGCTCGTCAGTCATATCCTCAATGATATATTCTTTATCATCTAAATTCAAGACTGGCTTCTTTTCTTTTTTTGCCATTATTGACTCCTTGTTTGTTAAACTTTACTATCTTCGTATGCTTTCTTTATCTCATCTGTCCATAAAGCACCAGCTAGTGCCTTTAGTTCATCGGACTCTGCACTTACATCAGCATCACACATAAATGATGTCCTATGATACTTGTATGAGATTTCTATACCATCTTCCATGATTGCAGTTCTTGTTCGTTTTTGAATTGTTTTAAACTTGCCACGAACTTCATAATCTTCTGTTATTTCTTTTGTTAAAGCCATTTTATCGTTCCTTATTAATTATCCAATTAAACAAAATATGTTGCCGCTATTGCTAATCCATTTTGGTCTGCTGTTACTCCAGCTGTTAAATCTGCTGGCACCATACTGCTAGTTGCGCCATTAGAAGTATCTCTTTGAATTAAAAGTATATTAGTAGTACCATCAAGTAGCCTACCTGAAAATGGAAAATTGTTTGATACCCAATTATAAGCTTGTCCAACTATCAGTATTGCATCCTCATCTACTGTAAAAGGTAAACCTGCAAGTTGTAATGTACCTGAAGCCCCAGTAAGGTTTACGCTATCTGTTCTGATATCAGCTCTTACAGTTACTTGTCTGCCAATTTTTGTATAAGTAGCAGAAATAATATCCATTGTCAATGTATTAAAAGAACCACTACTACAAGCATAAGTTGGTGTCCAAGTACCTTCCTCGTAATCATCTAAAGTATTGGCATCTGTACTTGCAACTTGAGTATCTGGAAAATTAAAACCAGCTGCATAAATAACGGCACTAGTTGCTCCGACAGCATTTGCCCCCATATAAACTGTTGTTACAGAAGAATTTCCTATCGAAACAGAGTTATCTCCAATTGCTGAAGCACTAGCACCAATAACAGTTTGATTACTAGCATTAGCGTTATTTGTTTTTGCTTGGTAACCAATGAGAGTATTGTTAGAACCTCCAGTAATATCGTGAGTTCCAGTTGCACCAGCTTGATAACCTAATATTGTATTATTTGAACCGATTGTAATATCATTTCCAGTTTGGTATCCAACTGCCGTATTAGAGCCACCTGAAGTCAAGGCTGAAAGTGAGTAATAGCCTATTGCCGTACTTCCAACTGCTCCAGCATTATTAACAGATGTAAGCGCATTATGACCTACTCCTACACATGCCCAAACTCCAGCACTTCCAACATCATCTAATACATAATTGCCTATAGCTATATTTACATCTACATCTGCGTGATTTGCAGTTTCTAACGCTTCAAAACCAATAGCAATATTATCTGAACCTCTAAGATTCAAAGTTTCTAGAGCGTAACTACCTATGGCTATATTTCTATGTGCTTGAGTTTCAGAACTAGCAGTTAATGCCTGATAACCAATTGCTATATTATCATCTGCTTCTGTAAGAGCCTCTAAAGATTGATACCCAATAGCTAAGTTTCTTGCACCTGAAGTCAAAGATGTAAGTGCTTCTTTACCAATTGCAACTGTTCCAGTTTGAGTATTACCACCAGTTGAGTTCATTGCATTTTGAC